CCCTGTAGAAAATATTGAAGTTAAACTCTGAGTAACCGTAGAAACTCATTTATCACGTTTTTGCTGGATCCTATTATCAGATTCTTCTTTTAACCTAGTTTCTTCATCTACTCTGGATAAGGCAGCAGCTAATTCTCTTTTATATTGTTCATCACTAAATGATTTTTCTAAAAGTTGTCTAGCTAATAATTCTTTTTTCTTCCAGGATTCTAATTCTCTCTCAGCCTTCTTCCGGTACGCATACTCAGTCTTTAAATCTTCTAACGTTAACTTCTTCTTATTTTTTTCAAAGATATCGTCTATTTGCTTATACCGTTGTTGAGCCTGATCTAATTTGCTACTAATCTCAGCATAGGCTGCTTCTTTAGAACTAATATTGTTTGTATTTAATGGATTACTTAAATTAGCCATCTGAAGCCTCCTTTACATACGCCTAGATTCTTTTTGTTTCTTCAAGATTTCTTCAGTCATCTCAAATTCTTCTTTGATGAATTCTAGTAAATAATTTTTTTCTACTGGTGTTATATACATCAGGTCAGTATAAGAAGTGTTACAATTTTTAGAAATAAGATAACACTCTCTAACTATTTCCTTATATCTTGTAGGGCCATAAGGTTTCCCGTCACTAGTTAACTTGGGGTCTAAAAAATTCGTTTGTGAAGCGAAAGGTTGTTTTGACATCATACTTGCACTCAGGACATTGTGCTACCAAGTTGATGTCTATACCCACCTTATTTTGTAATTTCTCATACGAATGAAGAATTAAATTAACATCTTTCATCGGTAATTTCTTAATAAAATTAGAAGCAGTAACTCTATTAATTGGTTGTCCATCAATAGTGTTAATCAGTGTTTCTATATTTAACATTAATGTAGGATCAGCCTTCATCTCTGGGAATTGCTTCTTCATTTCCTTTTTACGTCTCTCTATAAAATCAAGGTCTCTTGGAGTCTGAAATCTTAATTCAACAGTCTTCCCAGTAATTGGTAATTTAACGAACTTCAGATTCTCGACTTCATCATCATATTCAGATACCTTGAGCTCATCCAAATTAACCGGCCACTCAAAAATCTCACCACAAAGTGGGCATCTTATTACCAATTTATAATCAGATCCATAAGTAACTATTCTCAATTTATGTAAGAGATATTGATAATCTCCTAAGCACATATCATAAACAGAGATAGGTAATTTAGTTTCTAAGCAATCTTCTATAATATCAGCCATAGTCCTGAACTGGTCCTCAGAAGCAGTCAGGCGCTTCATTTCTTCAGCTACCGTCATGCTTCTGAGTTTAACTTCAGGATTAAATGGAGTATTATAAACCTTACCTTTAGATGGTAAAATAAAATCTTCTTGTATGGTTACATTATTCATAAGTAAAATACTCCTTGAATTTTTAATTTAAATTTAATTATTATTAACTACAGTTCTTTCTTCATCAGGTAAATGTGGAATAGCTCTATCATATCTGATAGTAGCTGTAACAGTCTTCTTTCCACCATTTTCATTATTCCAGCCGTCTTCTCTAATACTTTTTACCCAACAGCCGATAAGATCCCAATACCTAACTAAGGTATTATCAGGTAAGAATTCATAGACAGTAGCATTCTTCTTATAAATATCTGAGCTAGGAATGGTATCATCAAATACATTATAAGATAAAGCCTGCCATGCCAGTAAAACTGATTTACCATCAGCACCAACAAAGTCATTAATTACTAAATCCTTTGTTTCAAATGAAGGTACACCAGCATAGTATACAGTACTATTACCACGCTTAATCGGAATTTCTTCCTGTGAGAAGTGAGGTGGATCAAAGGAAACAACTGAGAAATCAATTACGTCCTGGGAATTAGTGATGTATGATCTAGAGTCATCTGGGTTCTCACCGACTCTTAACAAATCGCCCAGGTCAATAATAAATCTAAAGTTATTTTGTCTAACTGGCTGATAAACTCTAGGATTATCAGCTAAATGATAGGTTCCGAATGCACCATTATCAAAATTACTTGGCATATTTATTTATCCTCCTAAGCTTCTTCAGTAACTATAAGCTCATCGTCATCAGATAAAGCCACAGTTAAATCAAAGTATTCAACAGCTTCAATTGGCTTAATGGTTAAAATAGCTTTAATAGTAGCTCTTTGATCAGTAACTACCTTTGACCATCTATACCACTGAATACCTCTACCACTCTTCATCTTATCTAACAGAGTGTTGTTTAACTTCTTGAAATTACCCCAAGCGATGTCATCGTTTGGTTCAAATGTAATTCTTAATGCTGAATGGTATAACTGCTTCTTAATATCACAGATTAACATTCTAACATTTAAGAAAGCTGAATAAGGTAATACTGTTGCATTTGAATCTTTATACAGAACTCTGTTTCCCCAAAGTCTAGTACCATAAGCTCCTACTTCCATAATTGCATTAACAAAACAGCTAACACTCTGGGATTGATCATCTCCCTGTAAAAGATGCATAGTAGACTCACCAACTGAATGATTTAATTTAATAAGGCGTGGGATATAACCTCTGACTACACCAGCAGCAGCAATCCAGTTAGCATTTGAAGCGACGCTGTTACCGAAAGCCATTAAATATCCAAAAGCACCCGGCATCTCTACAGCTTTAGAAGTTCCAGCAGCAGGACATGTATATAATCCAGCTGGGTAAGTAGCACAACCAAACTTACCTGTCCTGTCATCAAAGATGTTGGTTGACAGCTTTGAAAGTAATGAGTTTTCATCCAAATCTTCAAATTCTACTAAAGCCAAAGCATCGCCCCTTTCGGCAGCAGCATTCAGCATTACAGAATAAGCACCGCTAGTAGTAACCTGTTTTTCACTATCTTCACCAAAGAAAAGATTCGGATAAGCTCCAGATGTAATAAATTTAATATTATATAAATTTTTATTACTGAAAATTTTATAAAGGTTGTTACTGCTAATACGTTCATTTAAATCTTCAATCAGTGATTCCTTTGATTCAAAGACTCCATATTTAGAAAACTCAGAACCCATCTCAGAAGATTCTGCTAATAAAATTGGCATAACAACTACTGGTAAACCAATATTTAATAATTCACAGATCATCGCATAAGATGCATCTAAAACACCTTCAGTGTCAGTACTATTAATTAAATACTTAGCTACGTTGTCAGGATTATATTTACCTCTAAATGCTGACACTGAAGTAAATTTCTCCGGAATCATCACGTTGTAATCTTCTTTGTTTTTGGCTAATGTATATAAGGGAATCAGTACTGAATTTTCAGTTGAATCGAATGAAACAAATGCCTGAGGCTCTGTTTCGTAAATGTTGATTCTTGGCATTTTTCTATTCTCCTTAATAATCTATAATTTCAATATCTCCAACTTCAATCTTCCAGTTATCCATAAATGGAACACTAAATAGATAAGCATCATCAATGGTTAACCTCATAGTCATCCGGGTGAATTGGCCAGCTATTAATCTTTCTGGAATATCGGAGCTATCTGATACCGTTGATTCTACTAATACCGTAGAATTATGAAGTACTTTAGCATCATTGTAAGGAATCTCAATACTAATTCTAGGATAATTAATAAAATTAAATATGAAATTCCGTAAATACTCATCAGCCTCAGCAAAGTACTTCGTATATATATCGAGCTGATAAGTTAGTTTAATTGGTATGGCGTTTAATACTTTAGAAACTTCAGGTGTTGATTTATCCTCAAAGTGGCCTCCATCATAGGAAAGAGCTTTCTTTGTAGTAGAAATAATTTCTATATTATCATCCCTTGATAAAGCTACCATTGGTAAAGTAATTGGCTTATCTTCTATCTGATCATTTTTCATTTGAAATAACCGGGTAGAATCTGATGGCGAAAGGACTGTCAGATTAGGGTCTTTTACCCAGCCCTTAATTTTATTAACTAATGCTTGATCATAATATCTAATGGCCATCTTCTCACTCCTTATAGATTAAACCTATATTATTAGAAATATAATCAAATATTTTTAATAATATAGTATACCCCTTAATGGTTCGATTCCCATAGGTTATTAAATTAATTCAATAATCCAAGTCTTTACCCTGCACCTTAATAACTTTATTTATTTTAATTGAATATTCTGAATTCCCATTCTTAGTTATTAATAAATTAGTTAAGGCTATCCTTAAAATATTAAATGAGTTTATATTAAACTCTCTATCGAAAGCTCTTAGCCTATTTAAATCAACATTTTTTAAAAATATTTGATAAGGTTTATTTTTTAAATAATTATAAATGAAGAATTCATTTTTAAGTGAATTTGTAGTTTTTATTGTTATTTGCATAAATTAATTACCAAGTGATGCCAATATCGCCGGGCCTATTTGGTCATCATGCAACAACTGAGTAGCTAAAGTATGTAATTCTTCTTGGTTGGCTGATTGGCTATAGTCTTTTAAATCTTTCATGACCTCAGCATTTTCTCTTGACAGAGCACCTCTTTGCTTAGTAAATTCTCTAATTTGATTAATAGGTCTTAGCTTTAAATCAAAGAATTTAACACTTCCTAATGGAGTTTCTGCTGGGTTGTAATTCTGATAAAGAATTTGATACCTATTTTTTACGCCTAGAAGTTGGTGGTCCAATTTCATATAATAATTAACATAATTATCTTTTAAATCAAATAAATTATTATTATAAATAACACTAGTCTCATCTGGCCATTTATTTTCGAAATAACCATTAACATAAGTATTATAAACTAGAATAAATGATTTTAGATCATGTTTATTAATGAAGTTAGTTCCTTCTGGCGTTGAAATCCAACTAATGAGTGGGTTATCTTTATTAAACTCTTCTCAGTTTAAAGCTTCAACCCAGTTAACTATAAATGAATCTCCGTATTTATCTAAAGGGAAATCACTTTTATTGGTTATAGCTTTATAGTATCCCCTGACTACATTAGATTTTTCTTTATCAGACTTAGCTTCCCTAAAGAGGGCTTCTGCTCTTTGTAAAGTATCTACTGAGATATTTTCGCCATTATTTTGTTTATCCATATTTTAACCTTCATATAATAAATTAAAATCTGAATTCATAAATAATTCTGTATCAGATTTTGACATAGTATCAATAAACTCAGGAACTATTTCACAAGTTATACTAGCTGGATAAACCATGATAGCAGACATCCTAGTAACTCTAAATCATCTACCGCTAGTATTATC